ACCACCGATACCAGTACCGCGCAAAGCGCGTCGAGAGATGTGCTGTGGAGATTCAGTTTTTCAACCAGGTAAGACGCCATCACATCCGCCCCCAGCACGCCAACAATGAACGACACCAGAAAATGCGCTGCCACACGCCAGACAGAAATCTTCTGTGGTATCGTGGCCACAAACAGCGCCCCTGCGAATGCACCAAACACAATCCCGAAATCCGTTCCGGTAAACAGCCCGAATACCGTCGCCCCACCGAGCGCCGCAGCCGTGCCGGAACCGGATAAGGGTTCAGACATACTTTTTCTCCTGTAAATAAAAAAGGGCCACTGTCGGCCCGTAAAAAAACAACACCCCGTCAAAGGCACCCGCAGATACCTTTTGTGTGGTGTTATCTGATGTGATGTACGCCGGACGTGGCGCGGATATAAAAAAGGCCCGCCGCAGCGAGCCTGTTTTCAATGAGTGCAAAATTCAATTATTCTTGAGTAACACTTAAACTCATCTCATTGAATGCAGCCATCCTGTAACCTGCCGGTGTAACACCAAAATAACTCCTGAATACGCTGATAAAATAAGATGTAAAATTATAGCCACACTGAGCAGCGATTCTGTTGATGGCGCAACGAGATTGATTCAACAGCATTGCTGCCATTCTCATTCTCTCTGTAAGCAACAACTCACTGAAACAGGTGCCTTCTTCTTTCAGTCTTTTTTTTAACAAACTTTCACTGATACATAACCGCGAAGACACATCTCTCAGAGTCCAGTTTGCTGCAATGTCCGTACGAAACAATGCACTAAGCCTGTCACTAATATTGCCAATACACGCGGTCAGAAACGACGAAAACATTTTCTCTGATGAGAAAAACGCCAGACACGAAAAGGAAAGCATTTCCGCTAAATTGTCCGTATGAATCTTTTCCTCACAAAGATAATCAATCAGGATGCCCATCAATTCTGCCTTGGGAAAACTCACGCAAAGATATCGTGGTATTTGCCGGACTAAAACTACATCCTGTTTTTCGTCTCCACACAACAGGTAACGGATAATTGTCGATTCACTGAGACTTATTCGCCGAAAACATTCCGAAAAGGGCAATAACGATCCAGCTCCCCCCCTGACAAGAAGTGCACTACCACTTTCCAGAGAGAGCTCTTTTCCTTCAAAGAGCACAACAAACGGGGAATGAACAAAAACAACAGAACAAGCTTCATTCATATCAATTGCCCTGACATTACTGGTCACAAGATAAGTATATATCGATTTACAAAAATACAAGCCGAAAGACCAGTATTCGCAACCACCAGCGCGTTTAACGTCCTGTACCGTTTTTCAGGCATAAAAAACCCGCTCAGTGGCGGGTTTAAGCTGTTTGGCGTAGTAACCACTCTTAACAGGATATTCAACTTTTTACGATCGTAAAGCGTTCGGGGAAAATTTTTAAAACCGTTCCAGAGTGCATACCATCGCATCGGCGGGTAGTTTTTCCGTGAAGTCGACCTGACCGTGTTTATCGAAGTGGATCAGTAATGCGCATCCATCATTTTGGGTTGGGGTGTTTTGTGCTGCTGGTGGTTGTTTTTGGCTGAAATAACAGTCTTCCAGTTTTTCGAACACTTCCCACGCCTGATCGGTTTCCAGCATTTTGGCGTGACGGGCTGCTCCGCGTTCTGTCCAGAGGATGAGGTGCTTTGTACGCGGTGCAACTAAGTTACTTTGAGTAACCTTGTTCTTAAATTCCCGCAACTCAGCCCCTTCCAATTTGAAGTAGTGTTTCCCACAAACAAAACGCTCGGCATTGCGTGTATAGTTCACTTTGATGTTATTAGTTTCGGTGCCATAAAGTTGTGCCAAAAGCTCGGTAGTAATGACAGGGATTTGGTTATGGGTGATCGGGGAAAGAGTTTCAACTGAGATTTGAATAGCCATAGGATGATCCTTTTTCTATGTGAATCATCACCACTGCTGACGCCAATCAGTATGGTGGTGAACTGTGCAGGGTTGGCGTAACCGGGAAAAAGGAACCGGCGCGGATCGCTCCGCCCCCACACAGCCCACCATTGAGATGTGACAGTGCAAACGACAATAAAAAAGACGCTGGCGCGTCTGTTGTCGCCTTTTTCATCCGGGACGCCAATCCCGACGCCAGATTTTGCTGGCGCGTGAGGAATATAGCCCCGGACAATGTGTCTGGTCAAGCTCCTACATGATTCGTTCTACGTATCTGTCCATCTCCAGTCGGATATCAAGCATCATCAACATGCCATCAATAACCCCTTCCGCTTTCTGCAGGCGCTTGCCAATACAGGTATCCGAACACCCATGCTTTCGTGCCAACCCCATAAAAGTCATTCCACCTACGTAATAATCCACCAACAAATCGTGCAAATCCTGATTTTTCTTGTTCAACCGGGCCATACAGCCACAAATTATCATTGCATCATCATCAGAACACTGAGGGCGTGATTTCACTTTCGGCGGGATTAATCCTTTAAAACCAGCAGCGATTGACGCCCATGACACATCTTCGTGATTGTTCGCAGCCCATGCTCCCCACCGCTCCATAACCTGCTGAATATCACGCACCATCGTTATCACCTGTAATTTCGTAAATCTTCACGCCCAACCGCCCACCAGGAACAGGCAGTCCGCGCACAATATTGATTTCATCAAACTGCTCGTCGTCTATAAGTAGTCCGGCATGCGTCAGCGCATCCAGTGGTGCCTTCAGGATATTGTCCAGGTCGCGGCGGCGCTTATCCGGTGGCTCTGCAATAATTTTTATTGCCAGCCTTCCGGACAGGTTTAATTTCAGTCGCTGCTGGCGAACAATAAGCGCCACATCACGGCGATAACGCTCACCGGCTTTTGATACAAAATATGTGCTGCCACGACGTCGCCAGTAGGTGTTCACCGTTGGCGGGTAAGGCAAAACAAATTCTATCCCCATCAGTAACCTCTTTTATCCGAGTACGCCTGTTGCAAAGGCGTGATCAAGAAAACGAAAAATTAAATCAACCTGAGAACCATGCTTTTCTTCGAACGCCTGCGGATCTGCATGAAGTTCGTTGTGATGTTCCCGGCACAGCGGCAACGTAAAAATATCGTGGGCTTTTGTCCCCATTCCGCCCTGACCGTGACCAATCAGGTGATGGGGATCGTCTGCTGGCTTACCACAACACGTACACGGCTGTGTTTTTACCCAGCGCGTGTATTTCTCATTCACCCAGCGACGACGTTTAGGCCGCTTCATGAAAGATTCCGGTGACTCCGGATCAACTGTGATACTTACAACCGTCTTTTCCTGTGGTGGGTTCGGTTGCTGGTGGGCGCGAGGCAACGACGCAAAATTTTTTGTGCGCTGCTTCAGTATGCTGGTGGCTGTCTGCTCTCCCGGTACGATGTCGCTCTCGCGGTACACAGAGCGGATTTTTTCCGCACGTAACCCCAGAGAACGACGTAATACTACCTCCGGTAGTGCGTCCGCTACCTGATTACAGACCGCCCACCAGGATAATTCAGCCAGCGATAATTCCCGCTCCTGTGTACCGCTTATTGCGTGACGTATGACGTCAATCATCCAGGCTGTCAGATTTTGTTGAGCAAGCTGCCCGAGTGATTCGGAGGTCTGGTCACGCAGCTGGTTGTCACAGTGCCAGCACAACACCATTGCGCCGGTACCGTAACGATGTATGACGGTTTCACTATGGTGATAGTCTCCATGAGGCCACTGGCAGGATTTAACGTGGCGTAACAGCCAGTCAGACAGTGCACCAGTGCCACCAGCAGCACGAATCACCCGCTCATCGCTGAAAAATGGCAGTAATGATTTATCTTCCGCCAGCGGCTGGCGAACGGCAGGAACGACACCGGGCGGCAGATTGCGCATGCTTTTCGGTTCAGGCTCCACCAGCACACGCCCCTGCATAAACAAAGGCATCGCATCAGGACCGGGCCTGAAAAGTACAATCCCCAGACGGTGAGCAATTTCAGGAGTCACTAATACCCGCACGTTACCTCCAGATCCGTTGCTGGAATGTGCGGGACGGACGCGGTGGGCGTTCGGAGTAAGGGAGTCTGACTGAGATTATCCAGTGACGATAGTCGAGACTAAGAGCTTTCTTAACCTCGTATCCACGCCTGCGGTAACACTGAATTATCCATTCAGCCTGCTCTTCAGTGCATGGAGGATGCTGGAACCAGTCTGATTTGAATGCGTGAAAACGCCGTCCGCACCTGCTGGCAAAGACAGCAGAATCATTAGAATTGTGTAATTTGGTATCGTGCGCCATCGGTTGTCTCTGCTGGCGCAGCAGGTGCCAGTTGTTCAGGCTGGCCTGTGGATTGTAAACCAGAATACGTAAAACAAAAAACCCGCCGAAGCGGGTTTAGATTAGATCATTATGCAACTCTACGTTCGGGAGCAACCACAAACAGGAATCGGGAAAGGGTGCCCCTTCCTCGCATATCGCATAACTCCATTGATACAAACGGAATAACGAAAAATAATTTCGCACGGTTGGTAATGGTGCCAACTT